ACTTGCATTTCACTCATCCTTCTTAAAGAAACAATCCTTAGAAATATCACTACCCAAGGAATCCATTTACCTAGCCCTGCCTCTGCGGGCATGTATTGAACAATGATGGGCAATTGCTGATGAGAGAATGATAGCACCTCAGCATAATATTGTGCAAGCATTCCCATGAATGCGCAGAATATAACTGTGGCTTTTTTGTGGGAGGTGCGCCAGTCATCTATTAAACGTATCATTTCTTAACCTCCTTCTTGCATGCCCAATAATCATGCACGTCGCTACTTGGTAGAGGAATGCATTGTGATTTGTTGATGTACTTTGATTCGTCAAAACTAATCGTGATATGAGTAACGCTTAATATCCCAAAAATAAGCAAAACAAAAGTTATTAGACAAAATATATCAACTATTTTTCGTAACATCATTCACCCCACAAAATACCAAATTAAAGAATAAACAACGCCAGCGGCCAGCGTCAGGAGGAAGTATTTAAGGTCTTTTGGCACAATGCGCCTCATAATCAGCAATGAATTGTTCGCGGGATAGTGGGGTTTGCCAGTCAGATGCCAGTGGCCTTGCAAATACTGGCAACCATTCTTTGCTATCCAATAAATCACAACTGGTAAAACATCCAATATCTATGCTTAATTTTGGATATTCAGCATATTCACAAAGAAGCATATCCCCATGCTGCACAATAAACCGGCAATCAGGATGCAAATCATCAGGCGTTACTCCTGCTTCAATTAGGATTTGGGATAGTTTCATTGTGCTTCCTTTTCCATTGCAGCGGCGATTGCGGCGCGTGGTGTTCGTTTACTTTCCGATACTTTGTCTTGATGATATGAGATCCAAAAAGACCCATGAAATGCATTTAAATTTGCCCTTGTACTAAACATCCAATCCAACATCTCGGTATCGGTTGGCGTGTGTTGTGTGTCTCCATTTGTACCAATCCATTCACCTTGCACTAATTTTCCCATCTTTTCTTCTCCGTCTAGTTATCTAATGATTCATTCTAATCTAACGTATAAAATCATGCAAGCACCATCTAACAGTCACACGCAATTTGTTTTAAGTGCTCCCAATCCTTGACTAGCCCTAGCTTGATAACCGTAGACATAGCGCATTCAATTCTGTCTCGTTCAGCTAGTTGTTCTTTGCTTGCAGTATTCCACTCAATACCGTCCCCAATGCGGTTGTTTATGATCTTTGCGATCGTCACAAAGTGGCCTTTATGGGCTGGCTTCCCAAGAATATCAGAAGCAGCAGTAACGATATTTTCGTTTAGTTGTTTGAAGTGGTCTCCACCTTCATCGCGCCATGTAAGTAGTTTGTTGTTGATAAACGCATCAATAACTTCAACATGGAACGCGGTACTTAGGTATTCTGCTGCATATATCATGATAAAAAGGTTCGCCATTACACGAGCGCTCTTTCCTTTTCCAGTTGTGTACAGCAGTTCGCTGGCTGGCAAGCCAATCTTTTTAGAGACTTCTTCGATAAAATCTTGTGTCTTTCCAGAGTTACAGAACTGCGTAATGTTCGCTATTGTCTTTCCTTCTGCAAACCTGCAACGGTTGCCAACAATAAATACATCTGTAAGACTGCCAATAGAAGTCTTGTGCCCAATATCAATAGATCCGTGCTCAAACGTTACAGTCATAACTTGATTTGTTTTCAAAATATAATCCTTATTGCTTAGATTTCATATTGTATATTTTACAATCTAAAAATGCAACTTATAGATATTATTTTTGAATGAATGTTATTTTTGATCTGATGTTATAATGATAAAAATTATCTGAGGTTAACAGAATGAATTTAATGATGACGATAAATAACGCTGTGTCTATGGCTCGCCAAGCATTCTCAGGTGGTATGTCACTAGACAGCAAGCGCCCCGATGCATGGTGTACCTATGGCTACCCGACTGAGATCAGTTTCGAGGAGTTCAAGACAGCATACGAGAGAACAGGCGCGGGGCATGGTGCGGTAGAGCGTATCGTGGGTAAGTGCTGGGAGAAAGTTCCGCGCATTAAACTTGATGACGGTAAGGATGACGAAACAACTTGGGAAAAACAGGCAGGATTATTCTTCCAAGAAAAGAAAACTAACGTATGGAATAAAATTATCGAACTAGACCGCCGTGGTTTGGTGGGCTATTACTCGGCAATTATTTATCAGGTTGCGGATAATAAGCGATGGGATCAACCGCTTGAAACCGCCCAGCGTCTAGTAAAGCTTATCCCTTGCTGGGAAAATGAGATTAAGCCCAGCGCTTGGGATATGGATACAAGTTCAGAGCGTTACGGCGAGCCTACCATGTGGAGCTATACAGAAAATATGCCATTCGCTCAGGATAAGCAGCCAGTAACACAGGTACAAATCCACTGGACGCGCGTACAAGAGATGCGGACTGTTCCACTATTAAAGGCTGGATTCAATCACATTATTGATATGTGTAAAGTTTCTGGTGGTAGTGGCGAGTCATTCTTAAAGAATTCAGCACGCACGGTTTCTATTGAATTTGATAAGGATGCAGATCCGACAGTAAAGGGAGTAGATGGAGCAGAGCCAGTTAGCCTAAAGGACGCTATAAATAAGCAGATCCGCGCACTAAACACAAATCAGGACGCGGCGATTGTCTTGCTGGGTGCAAAGGTAACGACACTGCAAACTACCATTGCAGACCCTACTGGCCCGTGGGCTGTGCCTGCTAATGAGTTTGCTGCCTCTGTTCAACTTCCATTTACCGTTCTATTCGGCCAGCAAACAGGCCGCTTAGCATCAGATCAAGACAATATCGATACAGCAAACCGTTGCGGTCAGCGGAGATTGAATGAATGCGAGCCTATGCTCACTGAGTTTATTATACGTATGCAGGCAGCAACATTGTTACCTGCTGGCGAGTTCAAGATTGAATGGTCTGATTTACTTGAGCCAAGCGACAAAGACCGGCTAGAAAAGGCAAAGATCATGGCAGATACAAACAAAGTGACGTTTGAATCAGGTGCAGAGCCGGTGTATACGCAAGAAGAGATGCGATTGATGGCGGACTATGATCCAATGGTGATTGAAAGGCCGGTAGTGGATGTGCCACCAGAAACGATTGGAAAAGATAAACCAGTGATGTAAAAAAGCCCCGTTATGGGGGCTTTTGTTAATCTTCCAATCGAAAACTGTATGGATTCAATATTTGATTCAGAATTCCAAGCAATTCATTTTTTCTATTTTCTAATGCCAATCCATCTGCATTTACTTGTGCTAGTTCTTTAAGTAACTGCTCGATAGACCCATCTTGAATGAAATAGTGTGGTTTTAGGTTTGTGTTTACTGTTTTGGATTTCATCACACATTGCTCCGGTATTCACTCACCATTTCTTCAGCGCTTGTTAATATTTCAGCAGTCTTTTCATTCCAAGGTGTTTTTACGGCATCGACTAGCTCATCTAACATGTCCAGCAACTCATTAACATTATCGCTCTGTTGCTGCCATGCTCTTGTAAATCCCCTCTCCATATCTACCGAAACCACAGATCCAAACTTTGCCAGTAGTGTTTTGTGTGCTGCTTCTCTCGTTACCATCTTTCCCGCTCCTTGTTTGTTGATGACTGCATCTTAAATAATCGTACAAAAATATACAACATTTATTTTCAACACTCGCAAACGACGATAGAGCGATTGCATGACTGATGTGTAACTACGACTTATCCAGTGCTGCATCATGCGTGTGTAGGTTGATAGGCGTGGCGGCATTGTGTATTGCCGCGAGTTGCTTGCCGCCCCATTGTCCGATAGAGCGCCGCCTTGAATGATCTTGTTCCTTACTAGCTAAAAAACACTGATTTTTTTTGTAACGCTTAACGACGTAACATTGTTTTTATATTGTCGTTCTTAAGCGTTACAAGCTCTTTTTCCAGAGCATTTCACGACACGAGCAAGAGCGGGAAATATCATTTTTGTTTACGTTACTAGAAAGAATGAAGACAAATAATTGTGTTGTTTTGTAATTATTACGTTAAACGTAAACATAATACATGTATATTTGAAAGATAAGTCTGATTAATGGTGATAATTACTAATTACTTACTCATGTGGGGAGTGGTGCGTGTAATGGTAGTTTTGGCATGGTCGCACTATTTCGTGAAAGTAATCTGTAATTATTATAACAAGTGTAAGTATAAACATCAATCAAGCTTAATTATCAGTAAGGCTTAAATAGATGAATCCACATTTGGAGGGATCTTTTTAGACTCTTATAAGCCACTAACTTCTCAGGGGCTTTACTTTGCTGCCTATGTATAATAACATAGCTACAAGTCCATTGGCGTGGATAAATTAGCAAGCCATAGATTGCCTCCTTCCTGTGCTAACAGGTACGCCAACTTCTAACGAAGAGGAGGCAACCTATGGCTTTTTTATGGGTGGTACATTATGAACATTATTAAATTCGATGCAACACAAACAATGAGCAGTTTTGAGATTGCTGAGTACACAGGCAAAGAGCATAAGAACGTCTTGGCTGACATTCGCGGAATGTGTGAGGAGCTTGCAATTATCACGGCTGAATTTTCAGCCGTGAGAAAAGTGCGCGGTAAAGACTATGAAATATTTAATCTTCCGAAGCGTGAGACGTTAATTCTCGTTTCTGGATATAGCACCGAGTTACGATCAAGAATCATTGACCGTTGGCAAGCATTAGAAACAGAACTAGCCCTACGCATCGTAGAAGAAGCAAGTCGCATCAAAGCACGACAAGCGGCGGCGTTACAAGCGCCTGAAATGACCGATGCTCTTAAAGATATTCGACAAGAGGCGGGCAAAGAAACAGCATCTCATCATTACTCTAATGAATACGACATGATTAATCGCATCGTATTGGGAGAAAAGGCAAAGGATTACCGTAATACTCACGATATCCCGCCATGCGATGCGCTCCGAGATCATCTTAGTCATGAGCAAATCAGATTAATCGAACTGGCCCAGCGACTCAATGAGGACTTAATCCTCGACGGCGATTCTTTTGATTCTCGTAAAAAGCGCATTACGTCACGGATTGAGCGAGAGAGAAAATCACCTCGTAAAGCTCGTAAATCGCTTAAATAAACAAAAAGCCCACTACATGTGGGCTTTTATTTATTCACCGTATTCATCCTCCCACTTCTTCCGCTCTTCTGCCATTCTGTCGCTTAGATTCTTGGTTAACATTGGCTTACCATCGTCACCAATCAATACGCTAGTAACGGCACAGTGGCAATTATACTGGTTGCCTCTTGTAGCATAAAACGACTTAACCTCCTCCGCGCTATACACATGCCCACTCCTAGAAGCGTGCCAAGGTCGGGTAGTGGCTAAGAATGCAGAAGTCCATAATAGCGCCGTCTTAATGCCGTATTCCTTCCCTACCCTCGCATCCTCATTCATAGTAGTCTGTCGCAACGTGTCCGTGATATCGGTCTGCGCGTATTGTCTTGCCTTGCTTCTACTAACGCCAAGCCTATCGCTAATCTCTGTCACCACGCTCTTAGGATTTTTCCCATCAGCGACAGATTGCGTAATAACTTGCATCAAATCGGCCTTGGTCTGAGCTGCAAGCCCCGTCCAATGCTCGTAGCTTTTGAATTGCGCTGTCGCAATAGCATTCTGGTACGGTTGACTATTAACAATCCTAGAAAGCGACTCAGCAGCGGCGTAGGTAGCACTAACGGTAGCTATGTTTGTATATGCTATAGCGGTTGCTGTCTGTACTGCCTGCTCGTTGAAAGTAGCATAGAAAAAATCATCGGGTGATTTACCATCTACTAGCCACTTATCAAGAATACGCTGTGTTGTCTCAGCAAGCGCTAAGCGATCAGCATTAGATAGGCCATAAGCGACTTCTGACAACTCGTTAAGCGCATAGACTGGTATCGCATTAAAAGCCGCCAACAAATCGCTCTGAGCGCCTTTAAACCGTGCGTCAATCTCTTTAAGTGCCTTGGTAAGAATGCGATTTGCACCTACTGGATCTGTCTTGCTACGTGGAATGATTGGGTTTTTCATGATGATCCTTAAATAATATTTGTATTATAACAAATGATTGCGTATTGTTCTATACATGAAGACAAGACAACCAACAAAGCAGGAAGCGGAGACGTTTCTAAAGAAGATGGAGAAATATCCAGATTATCAGGATGAATGCGTCACATTCTGGAAAGCATCTTTCAACTGCGACCATTCAAAAACACTAGAGAAAGTAAGGACGGGCAAAAAATGAGTGAAATTATCAAAGGGCCATATTCTAAGCAACAAATAGAAACGCTTCACAACATAAAAAAAAGTGAGTGGCGGGAAAAATACAAGACGCTTGGATTGCTTCGTAAGATGATATACGCAGAACCAACTAAGAGCATGAAGAAGAAAGCAGTATATTTTATCGTCGCTAAAAATTTAAATATTGATCTGTGATTTAGTGCTTGCATAGTTTTATGCGTTAGTTAATAATGCAGGCATACCAAACAACTTAACGGGGTTAGAAATGTCTGAAAAATTATTCCACATACATTGCGTTAACGTAAAAACTAAGAAAGTAACCGTGATGACATCTTCGCCATTAATTCATCACGATGCATGCACGATGCTAAGTAAGTTTACTAATCATGACCATGCTGAGTTAATTCTTGTTGAGGCTAAGTTATGACGTACCGCGGTAGTGCGGCTGATAAAATTAAATGGGAGAAAACTAAATGAAAAAATATAATCATGAATGGCTTATCGCAGAGTGGAAGCGGATGGGCAGGCCAGAGGTTGAACGATACTCTGTGTCATGGGAGGAGTGGAACATAGACGAAGACCCAAAATTCATCGTTTACTTCCAATACCGCATCAAATCCAAGCCGTGGATTAATTGGGAGCATGTGAGTGAGTCATTAACGTGGCTAGCAACTAGGCCCGATGGCTCTTACCTTTTTACTGCAGAGCCATCAATGCCTAGCCTTAAATGGGAAAGTAAATATACAAGGGCCAGTCATGAGGCTGATAACTTCTCGTCATTCACCCAAGGAACATGCGACTGGCGCGACTCGCTAGTTATGCGGCCTGTTGTTATTGGATAAACAAAATGAACAAAGAAAAATTGGTTAAGGTGCGTATTAAATGTCATGGTTGTTTTGCCGATCTTCAAGCAATTTAATTCCCTGTGGACGTTTATGCTGAAAAAGATAAAGAGAAAGGTGGTGTGTATGTAAAAGATTCCGAGTTTGGCGTTGTATGTTCAATGATTTCAAATTATTGGTTTGCCAGTCACGAGTTCGATATTATTGAAGAAGAGCCAGCACCACAACAGCAGAGAGCAAGTTAAATTTCTTTATAAGGCGGGTTGATCATGACTCTACTAATCGCACTATTCGCATTCTTCATGTACATGTTTCCAACAATTGCAGCAGCACGATGCGACAACAAAAACACTCAAGCTATTAGCGTGTTGAATATTTTACTCGGCTGGACGTTCATCGGATGGGTTGTTTGTTTGGTGTGGGCGGTGAAGAAATAGCCACGCAATGTTTTATAGATAGCGCCATGTGTAACAGCCTGGCGCTTTTTTTATTCTGTGGTATAATTGTTTTTGATGCACTAACACGTGCCTATTATCTCGCATGCGGGTAACGTATGGAGCCCTGTAGAGAGCGTCACTTAGTTGTTTCCCGTTGCGTACAAGGCCACCTAACCGCGCCGATGCTTCACGAAACGCGTCAAAATGTATTTACACAGGGTTATCCCATGCCAAGAATGAATATTGTTAGCCAAGTAAACAGCAAGAAGATTACCCGTAGTGGTAATCGCATTACCTTGCGTGATGTAGTGCCGATTGTTGATGATATCGTCATGAATGGTATTCTCTACCCAGCGGCTAACGTAAAAGCAGCTACGCCTAGCCTCAATTCAGTTCCCATGCCTATGGGCCATCCTCAGGACAAGCAAGGGAATTACATCTCTGCTTCGTCTGGTGAAGCCTTGCTGAATGACTACGCTGGCGCGATTGCAACCAATGCCCGCCATGATGGTACAAAGTCGCTGATTGACGTTGTTGTGAATGTGAATCAAGCAAATGCCCACACTGATGGTGTCGAGCTTGTGAAGCGCCTAGAAGCGGCCATGAATGGGCAAACTATTGAGCCAATCCATATCAGTACTGGCGTATTGCTGACTAAAACACCGATGGAAGGCACAAGCAAAGGCAAAGCACACAATGCCGTTGCTGGTATCGTGAGTTACGACCATGTTGCAATTTTGCTACATCAAGAAGGTGCAGGTACACCATCCGAAGGGGTGGGCATGTATCTGAATGCGGCAGGTGAATCTGAGCCAATTGAAACGGTTCAATTAATTGCAAATGAAGAGCAACCGCGCGGCATTCTTAAATGGATCGCGTCATTGTTTGGCAATTCCTCCGATGTTAGTTTTGATCAAATCACCACTGCATTACAGCAGGCCCTTGGTGGATACGCAGGCAATAAATGGGTGCAAGAAGTTTATGATAAATATTTCATTTATCGCGATAACGATAAACTTTATCGACAAGACTATGTAATTGATAGCGAGAATGCTGTACAATTACTTGGAAGCGTGTTAGAAGTTAAGCGTGAAGTAGAATATAAAACCATAAACACGAAAAAGGTAGACCACATGAAAGAAAGCATTATCGCCGCCCTTAATGCGGCAGGAATCGCAACAGAGGGCAAAGATGAAGCTGCCTTGCTGTCTGCCTATAACGCATTGGTTACTAAGCCAGTGTCAGATAAATTAACTGCTGCTAATAGTAAGGTCGCTGAATTCGAGCAAGTTGCTAACGCTGCTAAAGATGCTGAATTGACAGCATTGGCTACGCCGTTGGCTGTTAATTCTGCTTTGACAGTAGAAGAGCTAAAAGCATTGGGCGCTGATCGTTTGAAAGAATTGTCTGCTAAAGCAGCGCCAATCATTGCTAACAACGGCGCACCACAAACAAAAATACCGCGTTTGACGCGCTGTAATAAGGGGATAAGATATGGCTCGTTATAATCGAATTAATCTTGACGGTGAATCAGTTACACGCACAGCCTTAACTGGTGCGGCGTTAAAAGCTGGTAATCTGGTCAAGCTAAACGCATCAGGCGCTTTTGTTGTGCATTCTACTGCTGGTAAAAAGCAAGATTTCGTCTACCTGATGAATGTGGACTATCTGCAAGGTAAAAAAGCAGACGACACAATCACATCCGGTGATACTGGCGTTGGTGAAATGTTTGTCACTAACCGTGAATGTGCAGCTTTGGTTGTTGCCGCTACCGTACTAAAGCTTGATAGCCCATTAACATCAGATGGCGCTGGCCTGTTAAAGATTGCCGTTCTTGGTACTGATGAAGTAGTTGCCTTCTCATGCGAAGCCTTAACCGTAGCCGCTGGTGGTGAACTAGTCCGAGTTCGCGCAGCTTAAAAGGGAAACATAATGATTATTTTTGATGAAAAGAAATACAATCCTGAGTCTGCTGAGTTTGACGCTAATCACGCCAACCAGCGCAAGGCTTGGAAGTCTAAAGTTCAAGTGCATGCGATTAATGAAAGTCGCATTGTAAACATGTTCGGCAATGCATTTAAAGATGGCGGCGAAGAAGAGCAGAACTTGTTAATGGCCGCGAATCAATTTGCTGGCCTAGCAACAAATGACGGTAAACCTGCACTTGACTTCTGGCGTTCTACTGATCGCACCATCCGTGAAGTAATGGATAATGATCAAGGTCGTGATTTAGTTGGCGATCTGATGGGTATCTCTACCGCTCTTGATATCGGTGTAACGTCGAATGCTTATGGTATTGAAACAGACCTGAGCAAAGAAGTAATTCGTTCGATGGACTTCCAAACGCCGGTTGGCAAAGATCATAACGAAATTGGTTACGATTCCGATCCTATTCCTACCTTTACCGCTGGCTACGGCGTTTCGTTCCGTAAAGCGCGTGGTGGTCTGCGTGTAGGTATTGATCTGGCTGCTTCATCGCTTCGCCTTAAATCCAAGTGGATGATCAGTAATATCGCTGATTACTTCTTGACTGGTGATGCAACAATCAAAGTTGATGGCGCTGTTGGTCAAGGTATTAAGAACCATCGTAATACCAAGAAAATTAACTTGGGAGTGTCTGGTTTTAATATTGATCTTTCTGCAAGCGCGACAACCAACGACAACATTTTCCAATTCTGGACACGTGATTTTATCAAGCAGCTTGATGATAATTACTGCCAGAAAGTCGATGTGCTGTGGGTTTCTCCTGAAATTATGCGCCGTCTTAACTTGGCATATAGCGCATCAGGTGCGTTTAAAGAAGGCACGCTGAAAGACTACGTGATGAATTTCACGAACGGCCGTATTGGTGAAATTCGTCAGACGTTTAAACTGACTGGCAATGAATTCTTGTGCTACGTTCGCAGCAAAGAATATATTACGCCGCTGGTTGGTGCTCCAATGTCAACAGTTCCAGTTCCACGCGTAATGCCTTACGATAACTTTTCCTTCATGCTTTACGCGGCTGTAGGCTTGCAAGTCAAGGCGGATGTAAACGGTCGTAGCGGTGTATTTTACGCGGCTAACTTAGGCTAATAACAGGCGGGGCTTCGGCCCTGCTTTTGGAGAATAAATAATGGCTTTATACAAAATCGTAAAACCGTGGTGCTATGATGCAGGCTATGAAGCAGGTAAGATTATCTCTTTGGCTTCGCTTCATCCATCTTTAGAAGCACACTTAATCTTAGTTTCTGAAAGCGATGAAGTAGAAGTTGCGAATGTGGTGCTGGAAGTGGCAACACCAGAAGAAACCCCCAAGCGTCGCGCTTAAATAGCGTAAAATCAGTATAAGCCCGTCCATCTTTGGGCGGGTTTTTTATAGGTAAAAGATATGCCTATTAATACAAATGTACTCAACGCATCAGGCGGGACGATTTTACCTACTGCTGATGCTACGTTCTATACGCCGCTAGTAGATGGTAATTACACTTCACATCAAGTCTATGTTGAATTCTTTAGTGATGCGGCTGCAACCACGCCTGTTACACCTACGGCTGGAACTGTGACAATTGCCGCGTCCCCCACTGGTACTCACTACTTGGCCGCAACCAATCCAGTAGTTACCGCCAACACCGTGATTGTAACTGGATTGGCAACATACACCCCACCAAGTATCAGCGGCGATGTTTTCAAGATGCGCTCCATATTGGCAGGCATTACCGGCGCTCCTTATGCGCGTGTTACGCTATGGAGTAAATTATAATGACAGACAAGTTTGGTGGACACCATCGCACAGCGCGGGTTTATTAAAAGGGAACAACATGCCTTATCCAGACAATAGGCAGCAAACATACGCACTAGACGCACAGAAACGTAGTGCCACAGCGTTAGCCATTCCAACAGTAACCACTAAATCGTAAACGAGAACGGCGTACCGTCGTATAACCCAGCAACAGGCGTGTTTACCGATGTTTTTTCCCTTCCTTTCAGGGCTAGATACTACTAAGAATCTTGACGGTAACGGCTCTGGTACAGGATCTCTTGGACTCACAATTTTAGGGGCGAACGCCGACCCCTTTGTCTTAGACTTATCTACAACTCCTATCTATGGATTGGTCAGCAATAGTATTACCTACACTCTGAATAATTCCCAAGGTAGCGCAATAATATTTGGCTACTGGCAAATTGGCTGATAACTAGTAGCTTCCTCTGGAGGTGCTACGTTAATTACATCATGCGCATTAAGTAATAAAAAGGCCCGCTATATGCGGGCCTTTGTATTACCTCCAATAAATTTTATTCCGCTCTTTTTGTAGCTGAATTCGCAGAGCAAAACGTTTAAGTCGTTCTTCTTCCTCCTTTATTTGTAGTATTTTTCTTTTTGATAGTCGATATATAGAGAAGCGACAACATAAGCCATTAAAATTAAAGCAAGTATTAGTGCAAGTATAAATATGATGATGTGTAACATTTTCTACCCCTTCGCTTAAGATGATTCATAAATGATTCGTCAATATTTATTTCAACCAAACAACGGATCAACATCCACCATCAAATCACGTCTTGCTTCTATCCTTAGTCTAGCGTTATCAATTACGGCTGTTTTCTGACTAGCCTTTAGGTTTTCGCAGTGCTTGCATTGTGAATATAGGCCTTTTTGTAATGCCTGAAATGAATAACCGGCTTTTGCTCATTACACTTTGAACAGGTTTTAGTCTCCTGAAATATTTTTACCGATTCGCCGCGTTTTGTCTTGCTGGCATTTGTTTTTGTAGGTTTACTAGGTGTAGGAATACGCGGTGGATGCTTAGCGCGTGATGGTCTTATTCTTGGCTGTGCTTCTCCATTCTTTGCTCGTGGCTTATGATCTGTAACTATCTCTAGTGTTTCTTTCCAGACTACAAAGTCATGTGATATCTCTCCTTTACAGTGCATGTATCTTTTTTTCCTAAGTCACGATGAGATACGCCTTTAGCACCGCATATAGGACACGTAGGCATCTTACGTCGCTGTCCGTCAACTACTTCACCAGTCAAAACATTTGTCCTAACAGAGTCACTACAAATCACACATTTTGTGCAGCGAACGTTATTTTTGAAATAACTTATTTTCATCTCGCCGTTGCACTTGGCGCAAGGATAAAAAAACATTTTTGGGTGCATGATTGATGCTCATAAGAGTGTGTATGTACAAAACTATACATCTCAAATAGAACTTGTGCAAGTAAATATTTAGGTATATCTTTAAGTCACAGCAACTCATAAGGCGGTGATCTAATCTTTAGCCATACAATAAATGGCATAAATAATAGGCAGGCCACTAACCCCACTATATGTGGGGTTTTTTATTGTATAATGCTAACTGCCAAATTGTGGCTGCAACGAGTATTAAATCATGAATTAAATTATCATCTCTCAGATCCACAAAGAACTTCGCACCGACTCCCGCCTACTTGCTCCTTTCTTAGATCACCGCCATAGAACAATTCTTGAGAGTATCGACAAGTATATTGTCGAGCTAGAAGAGCTTGGCTTGGTCCCGTTTCAAACGGAACCAAGATTACAGGGTACTCCTGGTGGGGGTGATGTCAGATATGCAATGTTAAATGAATACAGAGGCAGCAGGTAGCCAGAATGCAAATAAGCTTTATATGTCATACAGCAAGTTGGCAAACAACATATGCGGTGTAAAAGCTGGTGAACGTGATTCTATGGATGCTAGGCAGCTATCAATCATGGCTACGGTGGAGATGATGATTAAGATCGCAATCCAAGACGGCATAAAAGCAGAAATGGATTATCACGATATTTATCAAATGGCAAAGTATAGATGCGGAACTCTAGGCGGATTGATTGACAATCTAAGAATTGCCAAGTAATTATTGTGCTAGAATATGTTTTTACATGGAGATTACTATGGACTTTAAACTGCGTGATGCGCTGATGAATCTTGTAAATGATGATACGGCGGCATTCGGTATTGCTGCTGTCTTTGCAACAAGCGAAGAGAAGTTTATCGTATTCAAGCGCCAATACGACAAGGCAATGCACATGCAAGGGACGGAGCGCGCAGCCAATGCGGTGCGGATCTCTCAGGAATTGTGGACTAGTTGTTACACTGCTA